AACACATCATAGAAAACCTTCCAATAGATCAAGCGATTCTTGAATACTATGATGAATCTGATATAAATTCAGGTTGGATTCATGTGTCTTGGTCGCCAAATCCAAGAGGACAAGCATTAACAAAAGATAAAGAAGGCTATAAAACATGGCAATAGATAAGTCTAAAATGAAATGCAACTCACCTAAAAGACAAATATCAGGTGGTAAAAAGTTTGTAGTCAAGGCTTGTAAAGGTGGTAAAGAAAAGATAATTAGATATGGAGATGCAAACATGACTATTAAAAAGTCTAACCCTGCAAGAAGAAAAAGTTTTAGAGCAAGGCATAAATGTGCTACAGCTAAAGATGTATTTTCTGCAAGATATTGGTCTTGCAAGAAATGGTAACAATAGGAGATAAACTATGTATATGAAGAAGAAAAAAGATAAAAAGAAAAAGAATAAAAAGAAAAGTAAAAATAAAAAATATTAACAACTAGGTGTAATCATTTTTATGATTGGGTTTGAGGAGGGAAAAAATTATGCCAAAACATAAAAAACTTTGGAAGAAACCTAAAGTTATTATCATTGATATTGGTAAGTGCAAATATTGTAATGAAGACATGACCAACCAAGAAAGTTTTGTGGCCTTTTATCCTAAAGGTAAAGCTCATTATAAATGTATGCGTAAAGCTGATGATGATAAGACTTATGAGAATGAGGTGTAAAGGCGACCATTTCTGATCGCCTATAATTTTATTGTTCTATTGATTTTATTTCTTCCTCAATATATGAGTCAGATATATCGTTATATGAATTGGGATTAGGATATAACTTTTCATTTCTTACTTGGTTACATCTATTAATCTCAGGAAACTTATCTTCATATTTTAAATGACTAGTAAAGTTTTCAAAGTTAAATCCTTCTGTGAAATAACTTACCTGAACATCAAAAAAATGGGCCAAAGAACCCATCAAAAATGCACTTAATCCATTAGCACCTTTTTCATATTTTTGAATTTGTTGAAAAGTTACATTGATTTCACTTGCAACCTTTGATTGATTCAATTGTTTTTTTAACCTTATATTTCTTAGTTTAGTTCCAACATGAATATTAAATCTAATACTGTTGGGGTCTTTTGGTTTTGCAGACATGAATAGCCTTCCTTTCTAGTTAGTTTTTCAATTATAAAACTATTTATTGTTCGTAAATAGCTTTTGCGTCTTTATTTTGAGCTTGAACAATTCGTCTTACTAATTGTTTATACTCAATATAGTCCTGGTATGTATGAATACACATTCTTTTATCTACAGAGGCCATAATTTTATTGTGGCATTTTTGTAGTTTTCCATACAATCTAGGAATATCATTGCTTAGGTTCATTCCCATCCTCCTTTTTCTTTATAATTGAATGCACCAAACTTTTATGCGTTATTTCTTTTACAACCGCATTATCTGTTGCATTCATTTGACTTGTTGCCTTCTCAACAGAATCAAATTCTTCTTCTAAAGTTGCAGAAAATTCATAATAATATGTTTTTTTACAACTCATAGTAATTATTGACTTTTAATTTACTGTTTTTTATATCTTTAGTCAACATATACTTTCTCATAAAAACATTGTCTGATTTTATCAATTTTAACTTCTCAGCTTTTTTTAATAAAATACTTATTCTTTGTTTAGTTATGTTTAATGCTTTTCCTATTTCATCTAGCTTGGGAAAACATTCATTCTCATCATAATAAATAGACATAAAGTCTATGATTTCTTTTATTCTTGGACTATAAAATATCTTAGCCATTATTCATCCTTCTCTTTCATGTTCTGAAGCATAGTCTTTAATAGATCATTATATCCTGCAATATCTTTATGGGTATCTTCTTTATAAACATCTTTCTTAGTTCCATCATCAATAGTTCTAGTTAGTTTTAATATAATCATAAGCTGTGGAATAAGGGTAATAGGTACTTTAATTTTGTGTCCATTGATTACTTCCAATGTTGATTGAATAAAATTTGCAATAATGTATGCGTTCTTATCAAAATCACCATATTCCATTTGTTTTTTTTCAAGCATTTGCTTGACCATTTTCTCACCTATATCTATCCATTTAACATTATCGTCTGACATTTAATCTCCTTTTTTTAATTTTATTTACAAATACATCCATAAAAATTTCCGCTACCATCATTCATAATATGTTGGTTAAATGGTGTATCAATATAAGTTGTTAATTTTAATCTAAGTATCTCACAAAGATCAAAGCAATCTATAGAACCAACTAATTTTATATTTTCTAACATCTGTTTTGTTACTGGGTACAAACTATAAAGACCATCATTTAAAACAATTAAATCCATAATTAAAAGGGGTGGCAGTTAACCAACATAGCAGGGAACTAAAATATCTACCACCCCATCCATTACAAGTTATATTTCTTTTGGTTTTCTTTCTTGTAATTTGTGAACAATCTTTCCATCTGGTTTGGTATTAATCCATTCAGTAAGATTGATTGTATCTCCTTGTTTTAAATCTTGGCTGACCTTAAATGATCCCCAATATTTTTCAGGATTTTCATTATCTCTATTTAAAAATCCTTCACCTTCTTTTAATTCAAACGCCATAGTTTAACTCCTTTTATTGTTATGTTTGATTCTTAATGCGTTAAATGTTTTAAAATTATCAGACTTGAAAAACGCATCCCAAATTCCAGCCTTACTTATTCTAGTCTTGAGATTTTCTAATTCACTTTTCAAGACTGTAGAATTTTTATTATCTTTATTTTGTTGAATAACATCTAATTGAGTTGCAATATAAATGTCATCTATCTTAGTTTCTTTCATAACTGTTTTAGATAATTGAGTAGTAAATGGTTTAGCATTATATCCATCTTCCATATCCTTTGCTTCTTCCTCATCATCTTTCATTCCAGTTCTTAAATTTAAAGCATTTAAAAAAGCATACTTTCTTGCATAAGACATACAGTTTCCTGATCCATATTTATCTTTTTTAGCAATAGCATGAGTTTCAATTTCAATAGAAGAAGAAGGGTCATCCAAATCTACAATAGTCATCTTACAAGTAGTTCTGACAAAATCATCTTCAATATTAAAATCTTTGTATGTGCAGTATGGATATAAATCATTTTTAATTAATGCCTCCATAGCAACAGCTTGAACGGCATCATGTTCTAAGGGATTAAAATTCATGCCACCTTTCTTCTCAGTTTTCTTAACCATCCTAGCGTCAGCGGAAGCTAACTTTAGTTTTTTATATATATTATTTGACATTCTTTCCTTTCTTTATTTTTGGTATTGGCCTTAATGTTTCAAGCATCCTATCTTTAAACGCTATTTCATCTTTTAATTTTTGTATCTTATCTTTATATTTTTCATCAATACCTTTAATTATTTCATCTCTTTCTAATAATTTTTTTGAGTATGATTTGTTATCTCTTTCAAGAGATCTTATGTTTGTTTGCATCTTTGCAAGTTCCATCATTATTTTCTGATCGTCCATTATTTTTTCTCCTTATAGTTTTTCATAAAAGTCTTCCAATCTTTGCATGTCTTCTTCTTCATAGTTTTCTAACATAAAATTAGATTTGTAGTTTCTAATTTCTGACCAATCCACACCAATTATCATAGCAAGTTTTTTCATATTTCCATTTGCCATTCTCAACATTTCCTGTCTTTGAATATTAATTTGAATAAATTTTTTAAAGAAATATTCAAGGCCCTTAGGGGTTAGTTCCCAACAATTATTAGGGGTAAAGGTAGTATAATCATTATCGCCTACATAAATTAAATAAGGTTTATATTTATTTTCAAAATGCTTTGAATAAATTGCTATTTGAATACAATGAGTAAATTGAGGATATTTTATTTGTTGAGATTTAGAATAAACCCAATCTCCAAGCCTATTATCATTTGGTTTATCATCTTTCTTAGGTTTTTTTAGTTGGTTTTTTAATGGTTTTAAACTTACACTACCAAATCTATTTTTATGTTCAGTTATCTTTTTTTCACTATCATTAATACAATCAATAAAACCTTCGTTGGCTATATTTAATGTTTGGCCCATATATTTATTATCATACCAATCAGAAAAACCTTTTTCAGAAGTCCATCCTGAAAAATTATCTGATACTTCATTAATAGCTTCTAAATGTCTTTCAACATATCCTTTAATATTTTTTAAAATAAATTGTGATTTAATTTTTTGTTTTTCTTCAAAGTTAAACTGTTCAATATGATTTTTAAAAGCAAGTTCTACATCCTTAATGTTTGCCTGACCTATTAATATATTTTGAAACCATTCATGAATAAATGTACCAGCTTTAAAACTAATAGATGGTCTTTCTTTTTTAAATTTTAAGTATGGGAATAGATGATATTTATTATACCACATCCAATTAGATAATGCTGTTTGACTAGGTGAAGTTGTTGCTTTATTAAAATCACCTTCAGTCCAAGCTAAATCTGTAAATCTTTCCTTCATCTAATAAAGTATTTACAAAATATTTACAAATAAGTCAATACTTTTATTTGATTTATTTTTAAAATAATATATCTATTATAAATGAGTATTGAAAAGGTGGATTTAAAGTGGGAAGAAATATTATCAGGTGCTTCAACTGGGATTGTCAGGGAAGTCGAAAGTCTAAGACAAAATATTCAATGGGGTCATGGTGCTAAGTTTGACCGCTATCAAAAGTGGGGTCAGACAGTTTCAGGTACAATGTGCGAAATGGCTTTGGCCAAAAAAATGAAATCGTATTTTTCTCATTCAGTTAACAATTTTCATGGTAAGGATTTAATCATAGATAATAAGCCAGTACAAGTCAGATCACAGTTATATTCAAAACCAAACAAATCACTTATTATAAGACAAGGACATAAACCTGAAGATTATTACTTCTATGTTGGTGATGATTGCCCAACCTTTTATTTTTATGGCTACATACAAGCAAAAGATTGTCGAAAATATGGCAACTGGACAGACTTCAATCAAGACAGGCCTCATGTTTGGTCTGTACCTATTGAAAGTCTTAAACCTATTACAGAATTTATAAATGAAACCTAGTTTAGAACCATTCTTAAAAGTAGAGCATTCATTATTAGATAATGAGGTGCTAACATCTACTGAGAAATGCCTCTATATGCTTCTGAGAAGGCTTGAGAGTGCTCCTAAAGGATGTATTCCTTCCTATGCCTACCTAAAAAGAAAACTTAAAATAAAGGACAATAGAACAGTTCTTAGAGCTTTGGACAGACTACAATTATTTGGCTATATTACATGGGTAAATAGAGGCCAGAATAAAAGTAACAAATATCATTTTAGAGGGGATACTAATTTTCAATCTATATTGCAAGACAACCTAAGATTGCGTAAGGTTATGGCACAGAAACAGAAGAATAGATACAACCAAAAGTTGAGGGATAACTTTGTGAATAAGAAGGGGATAAAGGTTATAAATAGTTAACATCTTATTAACAGGGGGTCTGTCGGTGGTGTAATGAATGCAAATCGGTGGTGTAATAAATGTACCTTAATAAAGATATAATATAAATATATAACTAGTTAGTAATATGACTAAATATGTACCTATAGAAACTATTAAATATGCTTTAAGTAAAATTAGAAAGTCTTCTAATTTCAATTATAGGAAAGCTATAGAACGTAATAAAAGAAATCAGGCTAAAAACCCCCCATTGCTAAACCTTATTAACTTTCTTAAAAACAAGAATACACCTGAAAAAGTTATAGATAAGATAGTGGGTGAGTACTGGGCTGAAGTTGAAAAAGATAATAGATATGAAATAGATATTGCAAAGAAACTCAAGATGAAGTATGTTAAATAAGTTAACATACAATATCTAGGTATTCAGGATATGGGGGTTTCTTCACCTTTCTTTCTAAAACCCCCTATCCTCCTCCCATTTTTAATATTCCAAAGCGTTCTAGCATAAATTATACTATCTCTTTTTGTTATTATCTTTTTTGGAATTAGTTTTAATATCTTGCTGTTTATCTTTGAGATATTGTTTGTATCTTTCTCTAATTTTATCATCTTTTTCAAAGGTATTTACACCGCATAGCTCTAAATCTAGCTTGTATTCTAAATAACCTTTTATCCTTTCCATCTATTGACAGCATTATAAAATAATTAACAAGGTTGCAAGTAATATTATTGTTATTAAAATTAAAATCATTCTTACTTTCTTTCTATGTATTGGACGACCTAAAATTATCATTTTATTATTCTATATTTATCTTTTAAATGATCTATTAATTGGTCGTAGGTTGGAATATTTTGATTATCAAAGTTACTTTTTATTTCAACCTCAATATCTTCTATATCTTCAGGAAAATATCTACCTGAATTTTGATATATCTTTTTAATAGTTTCTAGCTGTTGGTTGGTAGGTTGATCTTCTTGAAAAAAAGAATAGCTATCAAAACCATTTCTGTCAGTTACTCTAATGTTCCATACTTTCATATTTACCTTTCTAGTTTGTTATTAAATAATAAGTTATTAAAACTAACTCAATCATTATCCATGCTTCAATCATTTTTTATTGTTCTCACTTTCTTTCATAATCATATCAATTAAAGTATCTGAGCTATAGTTTTTTAATAATTCCTGAAGTTGCTCTATTGCTTTTTTCTTTTTTTGATACAACTTATCCTTGTTTTCTGTTCTTACTAAGTCTAATGCGTCAAAGTCTATTGCCATTATTATTCACCTTTTATTTGTTATTATAATAAAGATATTCACTCATTATTTATTCTCCTCTTTAATTAATATTTGAGCTTTTTTATTTTTTAAAATATTTCTTGCTTGTTTAATTGCTTTTTTATCACTCATGCAATTTAAAGCAGAAATTTTAATATAATTATTTGATTGATCTAATTTGGTGAAATCATACCAACCATGACCAAGATTTAAGATTATATTTTCCATTATTTGACTCTCCTTTTTTGGTTGTTAATTATCATTATGTAAGATTTCTATAACTTTTAAATCTCCATCTATTTTATTATTTTCTCTAATTTCAGGAATTTTATCTATAGCTTCATCAACTGAATTAAAACTATCTTCAATAATTCCTTTATTATCCATTATTGCAAACATTATTTAATTCTCCTTTTTTGGTTGTTGATTGATCCATAATTGAGCAGCTTCTATTGTTGGAAACTCCTCAGCAACTACATCAAGTCTATTAGGAGTCCAGATTGCATAATGATTAATTTCATCATAACCCCCTGAACAATCATAAACATGATCTATGTGCCATTTTTTATATGTTATTGATTCCATTTTTTAACACTCCTTTTTTAAATTATGACTTATTATTTAATAAGTCCTTAAAAGGTCTGTAAAGACCTCTTAAAGTCATATTAAAGCTATTTAAGCTGCCTTAAATTATTGCTTAGTAAATCCACAAAACCAATTTTTTCCTTTTGTGTCTGGTCTGCTGCAATACCTTTTGGCTTCATTTAAACTTAGATTTTTAATCATAACTGTTTGAGTACCAGATTTTCTAAATTTAATTATTTTATATCTTTCTTGATTTTCCATTATTTAACCTCACTTTCTGTTGTTCCTTCATCTAATATTTCTGTTGTTCCTTCATCTAATATTTCATTTTCATCTAAAGCATCAACTTCAACATAATCACAATAACCCTCATTATGTAATTTTGTTGCTTCATCTAAATCTTTAGCTTCAATAGTACATTCCTCTCTTACTCTTTTTATTACCTCTCTCCAAAATAAAAATTGTTTATTCATTTAACCTCACT